TTTACCTAGTAATTAGGCAAATGCTCGTTCGCCTTGAGCACGAATTGCTGCGATACCTTCTGCAACCATACGCTTAGTTGGTGTGCCAAGACGGTAGTAGAAAACTTTGTCTCCGTCTGCTTTAACACGACTGTTATGATAGATTGCATAACCTTCATTACGAAGTTCATTGATTAGTGCTGATGGGTTTGCAACACCAAAAATGTTTTGCATTTTGTTTGATGTTAGTGTGTTGTAACCATCTTCTTTAGACAGATAAGCGAGAACTTTTTGTTTTGCTGATTTCATATTAAAAACTCCATATAGTTTAGTCGCACAATTTGTGGTACAGAGGCGACTCATCTCTGTACGATACATAATACTGTACCCAAGAGAGTAAGTCAATACTCTCTCAGGTATTAATGTCGATTAGAACGGTATTTCTTCACTCGTTTCTGGTTTTGCAGGTTCCTCAACAGGAGGTGTCATGATTTGTTCAGCACTTGCACCTGCATCAACTTTGGTATACAGATCAAGAAACGATGTTTTGGTATCAATATCAAAACGATTCAAGCAAAGTTGGATTGCTTTCATCTTGTTACCAAATACACCATGTGTCTTGACAATGTGTACCAGACGGCGAGTTGAAATAACTTCATCAACGCCACCTTCATTGAAGGTTTTACGAATAACGTCAGCCCAAGTAACAAGTTTTTCTGCAAACTCATCATCAGGTTGACCAACAGATTCTAGTTCTTTCTTTAGAATCTTACGTTCGATTGCATTTGACGGCCAGTCTTGTTCCATCGTATTCAGGAATCGCTCAAGGAACGCTTCGTTCAGTACGTTGGTATACATGTAACGACCATCTTCAGAACCTTTACCTTTAGTATTTGCAGTAGCAAATATGGTAAAGCCAGGTGCAGGTGTAACTAATTCATTCTTTTTCTTAAGCAAGAATGGTTTACCCTCAAGAACTCGCTGCAATGCAGCAAGATTATTTGCACCATAGTCAATCTCGTCAATACACAGAACTGCACCTTGACGAGCGGCAACAGTCACAGGACCGTCACGCCATTCCATTTGTCCATCGATAAGAACATAGTTACCCAACAGATCAGATTCATCTGTATCTGGAGTCATGGATACGCAAACGAACTTACGTTTCGCTTTCGCACATGCCTGTTCAATAGACATGGTTTTACCGTTACCTGAATGACCTGTAATGAATACAGGAAAGAACTGTTCAGACTTGATGATGTTTAGAATATCATCAAAGTTACCAAACGAAACATAGTTCTTGTAAACAGTAGGAATTAAATTCTCTGTTTCAAGATCAGTAGTAACATTGGAAATGCGATGACCCTTCTTAGGTTCATCTTGAACTTCAGGTTGTTTAGGCATAGGTAAAACTTTCGCAGATAGATTGGGTACCCAATACATGCCACGTGCGGCACGATTAGAGGGTTCTTTCAAAAACCATTGAGGAACTTTGATGCCCAGACTATCACAAATATCTTCAATCTCTGATTTACTCACAGCAGTTTTGCCGGTAGTGAATAGAGCATTCAAAAACTTCTCACGGGTTTCAGTACGAACTGACATAATATAGACTCCAAATCAAAGATACATCATAATAATAACATCAAATGGCATTACTGTCAAGCTCAGACAGCAATACCACCGATAAACTTAGATACCAAAACTCGGTTAATTTGACGAGACTTGTTCATTTTCATAAACGCACTTGTCAATTTACCAGAGGTAACTTTACCATTAATCTCCAGTGTTTCTTCCTCGATTCGCAGATTATTACCGCCAGGAATCAGGAAGAAATTGTCGTAACCTGGTGTGTCACATTCAAGGAACTTTTGTTTTCTCATTTCCTTCGCATGTTTATCAGTCCAAGCTACAAACTGACGATCTCTTTCCCAGTTATCTTGGATCTTATTGATACGTTGCAATTCTTCATCTTCGTAACGATTACGAATCGCATTTTTTGTATCACCATTAGAACTACCAGTAATAAAGAATCCGTAAACTTTAGCACCGGTAACTTTAGTCAACCAAGTCATCGTTGCAGCACGTAATTCGTTATAACAATTTTTATAATGCATTGAAAACTTATTCTTACGGTCAATCAAATAGGTGTTGAACATTTCTGGAGAAGCATGTTCAGGAACCAACTCACCATGACCATCATCTCTGTATGAATGACGCAGAGCATCGGCATCACCGTCATGCACAACAACCAAATTTACAATATCCAAGTTATGTTTCATACGGAACTGATCGATAACTTTGCGTGATGCAAATAAAGATTCGATGAGTGGTGTATTCGACAAACTTTCGCTAGGAGGAATTGGATGCCATGTACTTCTGTATCCACCTCTTCCTTGAAACGATCTACGAAGCAACAACATCATCTTAACAGATCGTTGAAACTCAGCAGCAGACATTGATGAATTCAGATATTCACGCAAGAACACTGGACGAACAATAATCTCACCTGCTTTGTTTACAACTTGTTGCTTCTGCAATTGATTTGCAGAGAAAGTATAATCATAATCACCACTACCATGATCAAGCATGTATGCATCAAGTGCATTACCAAAACCATAAACAGTAAATGGAATGTTTACTTTACGGCAGAAGAATGCAAGAACCAAAATCTGTTCAATCGATGGAGCCATATTCTCTGTCATCGAACCAGATTTGTCGAGCAACAAAATCAAACCATGCGATTTACCTTTAGGTACACGCATAACTTTCTTGAAGATTGCATCATCAAGTTTATATTTGTAGATTTTATTAATGTCGATATCACCAGTTGATGAAGTTTTTGCTTTTGCAAATTTACTTGCAGCTTTACGCATCTCAAATTCTTTTGCAAGCATGGTAATGTAACGTTCGTTCTTCTGTTTGAAATCTTTGTATTCAGATTCAGATGAACTAGTCATAGTGTCACCATACTGTTCAGTATAAAACTGTTCAAGTTGTTTGATTACACGTTTTGCAGGTGTAATGATTTTATCCAGATTAATTTCTGTCGGAACATGAACATACTTGTATTCTTTAGAAGCTTCATCAAGTAGTTTTTTCTCATTGTTACGGAAGTTCTCATCAGTTTCCGCACGTGGAGTAAATTGATTTTGAGTAGATGGATTAGAATCTTTCTCACGATTCACTTGACCAGACTTCTTTTTGTCCTCAGATGATTTTTCAGAACCAGAAGTTGTATGGCCTTTACCATCACCACTTTCTTCTCCTTCTTCACTTTCAGAACTATCAGAGCCGAAGTGATGTTCGTCCTCACCATCAAAAATATCATCAAGTTCGTCAGCATCAATTTCATCATACATATCTTCCAACTCATCCAGTTCTTCTCGGAGTTCTGGATTCTGTTTGAAGAAATCTTCCATCAACTGTTGTTGTTCTTCTTTTGAGTATTCCCAAATCTTATCGGTAACTCGCAGAACATCTTCCCAAGTTTCAACACCATAAACTTCATTCAAAAGTTCACGTTCGATGTCGTTATGGAATTCTACTTTGAAGAAAGGACCGATCTTGAAATGAATATTGATACGGTCAATGAATGCAAGTGCTCTAGTACGACCGTCAAGACCAAAGAAATCTTTACGATTCAATTGATCGTATGCACGGTGAAACGGACCAACGATACCAGGATATTTGCGTTTGACTTTTTTCTCAATGCGAGCATCTTCAATCACATTAAGAAAATGTTTGTATGCACGACCGTTCTTGGATGCAACATCATGCCATCCATCAGAAGGTGTATATAATGCGTGGCCAACTTCATGACCCATCAAAAGATCGTATAGATCACCGTCCATATCTTTCCAGATCGGACAAGTAAGTACACGGGTTTTGGGATTGAATGAAGCGGTTGTAACTTTACGGTGTTCTACCGTTATGTTTTCCGTTGCCATCAACTTGGCAAGGATTGATTTTGATTCTGCTGTAATCATACAGACTCCAATTGCTATTGAACTTCTAGTATATCATCCTTGATAATTCTTGTCAAGTAACTGTGCAATTGTAACCGTAGTGTTGTATTTTTTGCAACTTCTTCCATTATAGCCGGCAATCCATGATACTGCATTGCCAAAATG